CTTAGTAATTCACCGTTATTCATTAAATCAGCATAATCCTGCAAACTGTCCGCTCCCAATATAGCACCTGGAATGCTGTTTATCTGTTCAGTGGCTATTTGTATTCTTGAAGCCAGTATCTTTATATTCGTCAATGTACCTGTTGCCTGGTTAAGGGCCATATGTACCTGCGTTGAGCCTCGCTGTATCATTTTACGGGCATTATCTATCTTTGAAGTTGCCACATTAAAATTATCAATTGCACTCTGAGCACTCTGTTGTAACCGATTTAATTTTCCGGCTGACATTTGTCCCTTTGCTATTTGTGTACTAATCTGTTTTGAAATATCAGTTCCATGTTTAATCGAAGTTACTATCAATACCATTGGCGTTTTAATAACTGTCAATGGAAGAGTGGCAACCGGGTTACTGTTTACAAAAGCTTTCCCTGTTTGTTTAACCAACGATTCAGTCGTGTTATACTCTAATAACCGCAACGTTGCTGAAATATCCGTTATATATCCGTCCGGTAATGCGTTTACAATATCTTCCTGAATAGAGGTAATCACAAACTTCCCGTAATTCTTTCCAGTTCCGTCAACCAGGTTCGATACTACTCCGCGGGTCCTGATTGAGTGCAATGCTTCCATTTCACTTTTAGGAGTACAAAATTCCGAACTTAAAAAAATACCCAGTTCAATTTCTTCCAACTTCTCACCGACATTCTGAACTACCGGTTTACTTCCTATAATTGCGATCTGCCCGTAAAGAGTCTCCCTTGAACGATTCCATGATTGAGGTAACTTAATACCTTCGAATTTATATGTGCCTAGCTGGAGAAACATGTATATTATAAAGCTTGGTATGATATTCTTTGATTATTTCCTGCTATTTTTTTTAAAAATTGCTCAAATTCTTTTTGATTATCTTTCAATAATTTCATAAAATCAGCCTTATCTGTCAAACTTCCACCATTCAAATGAATAACTGGAGCATAATGAATAACTGGAGCATTTGAGTTAACAGTACTATTTGTAGCAACTGTTTTGACTGTATCTCTTTTATTAGTTGAGTGTATTTGAACAACCTTTGATTCTTTATGCGCTTGTACGGTTGCTTTTTCCTTGTCTTTTACAATCGCTTTTTCTTGTGCAAGTATCTTTGAAAAGGTAGGTTTTATATTTTGAGTTAACTTAACTGTTTTCTTCATTGCATTTTCAGCAGCAGAATATCCGGATAAGTCCTTAACTCCTTTTAAAGCTTCTTTACCGGCTGCTGCAAACTTACCTTTGAATAATAATCCAATAGCCCTTCCCATTGAACCCAATCCGGATATGATGCCTTTAATCCTGTCAAGTACGTATTCTTTTAATATGTTTCCAAATCCCTTCACAACTGCCCAGGTAGTCTTTACCGCTGCCCTGAATCCTTCAAACTTTTTCCATGCCAATACCAATCCTGCTACCAATGCAACAATACCAATAACTACCCACGTGATTGGATTTGCAAGTAATGCAGCCGTGAATGCCCATACACTTGAAGTTGTTATGGCCGTCCACATAGCAGATACTTTTTGAGCCGCTGCTAATGCATAATATTGAATTTTGAAAAGCAACATGGAGTTTTTAGCTAGACTCATTGCTTTTGAAACCGTTCCAACAAACTTAATTACCGTTCCTGAAACAACATTAAATGCCCCCATAACAATAAGTAGCCCCGCAATTACTGACGCTACTTTTACTAAAGTTGAAAATAAATCTTGATTTCTTTTTATCCAGTTTCCAAATTTATCAGCTAACTTTGATATTTTATCAGCTAACTTTATAGCTGTTGGAAGTGTGGAAATGGCTATTTGATTTTTTAATCCGTCAAGTTGAAGTTTTGTATTGGCTACTGAAGCTCTGTATTTACCAAATGCTGCTATATTTTCACGTGATAAATATGCATTTGATTTTCTGAATTTATTTCCTAAATCCTCAATTGCTTTACCTCCTTTATTGAGCATTGGAATCATATCCTTTCCGGATTTACCAAATGCCAACATGGCTAATGCAACCTTTGTAGGTCCGTCCTTTGCATTTTTATATTTATCGGAAAGTTCCTGTATTACTTTTGCAGTCGTTTTTAGTTTACCGTTACTATCTTTTGCGCTGACACCCATCATAGACATGATTTTTTGAGAAGCCTTTTCTCCATGTGCTGCCAATACCATAGTTTTAGAAAGCTTTCCCATACCGACTTGAAATTGTTCTACACTTACATTACTTCTCTTTGCAGCATAGCTTAATTTTTGAAATTCTTCAGTTGATAATCCTATTTTTTGAGAGGTGAACTGTACTTCTTTTGCTTTTTCATTTACTGCATTGAAATTTGCGAATAAAGCACCGGCTATTGCTGTTCCAGCTGCCATCATAACGGCTCCAGACTTCTGTAATGAACCTCCAATTGCTTTTGATCTCTTTTGAAAATTACTCATAGATTTGAATGACTTTCCCATGGCTTGGTCAACAATACGGGACATTTTGTCCGTTGCCGATAGAATTAAACCAAGTTTCATAACGTCTGCCATACTTTATTTTCTATGTAAATTTGCAAGTCAACAAAAATAAACCTCTTAATTTGTTATTCTGATTAAGTTTGATTTGAGTTTGATTTGAGTTTTTGCAATATTAAAAAAGCCACCGGTTAAAGTGGCTTAATTATTCTTTGGCAAATCCCAGTATAATGACTTCTTTTGGTGAGTTTTGTACGTTTAATTCCAGTTTATATTGTTCGGCTGCGCTATCCAAACATTTATAATAAAATTCAACGTCATACTTTAATACTTCATTTATTCCCGATCCGGTATAGTGTGCTAAAAAAATAACATCGTCAATCGGGATTATGCGTTTTTTGGTGATTTCTTCCCTCCATAATCAGACATATCACCGTCGTTAATGAAAGTGATCACTTCAAGAATCTCTTCATCGTCGAAACTGTTTATTAAATCTTCATAAACAACAGGAAGGTCATTTATTCTAACACTTGAAAGTTGTTTTCTAAAATTTTCTTCAGCATCGTTGGTTGAATTAACTTTTTTGTCAGTGGCAACTTCTTTTGCTTGTAATTTCATGATATATTCAACCGTTTTCTTTCCGCTCTGAACAATCATATCGAGTTTAATTTTCTTATCAAACGAACATAAATGAGTACGCTTTATAGTACCTTCGTTTATTTTTCTTTTAAAATATTTTTCTTCGGGCATAGTATTTTTATTTAATTTATTAGGATTAAAAACCATTCCGGACATTGTGCCGGAATGGTTTATCTTATCTGTGAAAATCAATCTTTAATCTGTGAAAATCAAATTCCAAGATTTTGTTTATAAGCAGCCAACTGATCAACTCCGTCAATTCGGAATATGTTGTTGATGATATCCAATTCTACAATGGCACGCCCGTTCACTTCTTCTTTGATATACGAAATATCAAATTTAGTTGACAGGTCCGTATCTTCTTTGGCCTTGAATGCTCCCAGTCCATGATTGTTTGAGGTACCACGCAAATAAACAACAACAGGTTGTTCGTCTGTTACGTCTCCATTGGTGTACACGGTCTTGTTACTCCTTACCATTAGTTCAATGGCCTTACGCGGGTTCGCACACGCAACTTGTACGTCATTGTCCGGATAATTCCACTTAATGGTTGCTTCCAGTGCGTCGACTCCATTGAAAAACTTCAACGAGCCAATCAAACCAAGAGCCTTGTATTCAGATTTTGAAAACTGAATTTCAGGTAATGACACTTCAGACGCTTGTCCGTGTGTCGACGTTCCGTTAATATAAACGTTAGCGTCCTGTACTTTTGATATTACTAAGCTCATGATTATTTCAGATTAGAAAGTAATGAAGTATCAATGTAATTGTCGAAGGTGATCCGTTCACCTGGTGTTGGGAACATGTACACGGTTGTAAATACTACATGTCCGTTTGCAAGTTCTTCAGTTGAATTCTTTGCAGGATCGTATGTACATTGGCTACCTTCCAGTAAAGCCTTACGCGCAATAAGTCCGTTAAAATAATTATTCACAGTCTGACGCACCAGGTCAATATAAGCCTGGATAATTGGCTTGTCAATATATGGCAACATGGCCAGTTCAATTGATTCGTCTACAATATCCTTTGTTCTTTGTCCACACTCGAAAGTCAATGCTCCGGTTTCAGTTGGAAACGAAGAGTTACGGTTTCCCCATAACCTGAAATCAGCACCATAGTTATTAAATACGGTTGTAATTCCGGAAGCATTTAATAAGTTCGTTTCTGTTGTCGGATCATTAATAGCTGCTGTCAGTTCCGTTTCAAGTCCGGTGATTCCGTCAATGGTATTATTCGAGGAACTTACCCAGAATCCTCCACCTGCTGTTTCACTTGTTGCATCTACTTTTGCCCGTATTGCAGCCGCATATGTAGATAGTGGAACTACTGTACCTGTACTGTTTTTAAGTCCGGGATAATAAAGCATGGCACGGGTTGAAGTAGATGCCCAAAGTCCCGCAGTAATACGCAACGCTATTGCTCCGCTGACAGTAGTGCCCGTTGGAGCGTCCAGATAAGCACAACCCCTGAACTGATTAGCTGAAGTTGTCAATGCTGCTGCAACACCTGACAAGCCGGTAAATCGAGGTGCAATAAACACCTTGGCATTAAATCCGAACTGACTGAATGCAGTTTCAAAACATTTAAGCCCTGTACGAACTCCGTCAGTGACTGAACCTGTAAAATCAGCAGCTACCGGTGTAGGTGTTCCGGTCCCAACTGAAACTACTAACACTGTTGCACCTGTTTTCTTTGTGATCGACCGGATAATAGCTAATGCTTCCGGAATGGTACCCAACAAACCAAACTGAGTGTCGTCCTTTTCAGTAGCACACAATATCAGTTTATCAGTATCTCCGGTTGCAGCAGTTCCAATCAATCCTATAACAGCAGTCTTCACCGTGTTTACAAGTGCTATTTGTGGTGAGGTAATTGTTTCAACCCCATGTAAAAAAGTATCACTCATTTTATTTTTTGGATTTTTGTTTAATAACATATCCCTTTTTTACAAGGGATTTTACATAACTTGTGTCTGGCAGTTCTATCGTTTCACCTTTATCGAAAATATAATCTTTTCCATTATCAGTAAATGATATAATACCATGTTGATTTGTGTACTTATCCATTGGTATCAATTTTTTTGAAAGTTGGGACCACCGGTTCAGGTAAATTCTCAATGGCTTTAATTGAGGTTGAAAAACTGATCATATAATTCCAGTCGTTTTGGGTACCTGAATCAATATATCCGTTTTTTATCAACTTTATTTTTGTGAATCCACGAAATTTATACCCTAATAATTTTGTTTTAATATCACTGATAATGGCAAAAATACCTGAAGGTCCTTTTCTGGTTTTACTTCGTAACAGGATTTCAAAATTGACAGTTTCATTCTGAATAATAATGTCTGTACTTTCCGGACTATCATAATCAGAATTCGTACAAATAACATAAACAGCCGGCTTAGTGAAATTCTTTTGATACTCCGCTTCATTGTCCGGCAAAGGTTTTGCCAGGTAAATGGTATTTAATTCAGTTATATTCTCGTCCGTATCTACCAATTTAGGACAAAGCAAATCGGAAATATCAATCTCCAGTTGTTCGTAGTTAATCATTGTTTAATTCAGCATACGCAATATAAGTCTGACCATCAAATTTGGTATTAACTTCTTTTATTACGAGATTATAACCCTTTACAATGAGATATTGTACGTTTCCGTTATCAACCAATGTTTTTAAATTTAGAAATTGATTAATAGAGTACTCAAACCAATATTTATATGGTCTGTATTCATACCTGTCACTACTTCCAATTGAAACAGGTTCTGTTGGACAATTGAAAAGCACCTTCTCAGTTTGCGCAATAGATGAATCCGACGGTGTCCAAACAGCCGTATCTCCGAACACTGATTGCGTGCCCGAAAATACAATCTGCTGGATGTCGTCAAATACGCTCATTACACGTTTTCGTTGATACTGATTTGAACAGTAGCGTCACCACTAGCAGCTGCTGTGTAAGCCCAACCAACCAATGTATTACTTGTAGCTGTTGTGGTTACATTTTTAGCAGTACTGTCAAAGTATACCTTTGCACCGATAGTAATTGCACCGGTTGCTTTTGGCACTTCGAAAACACCTTCTGTCAATGAGACATAAGTTTCACCTTCTGCTGCAGTTGTCATTGCTACTGCTACTTTTGAACCGATCAAATGCAAGTCTCCGGAAGTTATTCCGCCTGCAGGAGCTGTATTCTGAATTCGATCGCCTTCGCAAATGTAATTTTTCATTCTGTTTATTTTTTTATGTGAGCGGACTTTCATCCACTCACTGTTTTTTCTTATCTGTGTAAATCCTTATTCAATCTGTGTAAATCAGTATACAGATTATTGACCTGCATTCTTATACCACCCACGATAATCAATAGCAGCGACACCAAACTCAGCTGCAACAGCGAATTTAATACCTTGAGTATTGAAATTATCTTCACGATTAGCACGTAAACCTCCGTTACCGCTCAAATAAGCATGATACAGACCGTCAATGGCAGCAGGATCAGCAGCCAGGAACCAAGCGTTTCCACTTAACCGGTGTTCAACAATTAACGTGATATTCATAGTTGAAAACACGTTTACGCTTGACGATTGTGTTGGTGCGATAACTGCCAGTAATTTACGGGCTGTGATTTCATTTTCAGGAGATACAACCAGCAATTTAGGAACAACGCGTAATGTCTTTCCAGCAATTCCAGTTTGTTTTTTCATTGCAAGAACTGCAGCAGTTAAAGAAGCTTCGCTCAATGCTGAGCCGGAACCTGAAAGATTGGCATGATCAGCATGGAATAATGTTTTCCCGTCGTCCATTTTGACATTGGCAGTTAACATGTTCCAAACCATATCACCACGTAACAAATCCCAATCCGTAACAAATTTCTGTGGAATACGTTCGAATGCTGACATGTCGTCATTGATAATCATTTTGCGGGTCAAGATCAAACCTTCTGCAAATGTTTCCACTGCAATAGTTTGTTTTGCTTCCTTCATGCTACCATATTTGATTTCATCACCTTCTGGTAACTTTTTCATACCGTTGGAAGAATCAATCTGATACATGGCCTTTGCCTTGAAATCATTCACGGAAGTTTCACGCGAAATCATTCCCCAGTATTCTTCTGCAAGTTGATAGTCAGCACGAAGCGATTTGTTCAACACGTTTTCAAGAATCAATGGGAAATCAGAAGTTGACATATCACGTTGTTGGCCCATGATAATCAATTGAGCAATCTCTTGCTTATCTTTTCCACGGACATTCACACCTTGACCAACGAGAATCTCTTTTCCGATTTCCAGTAAACTCATTCCACGGAATTCATTACCACCTTCTTCAAGTTTGAAAATGGAAGGATTTGAACGGTGCAACATAGCATTTTCAATACCACGTACTTTCTTTTCAGCTCCTGTATCACCAATATGAGGTGCAGGTTTAGGATCTCTTTTTACAAAATCGTCAATAACAGATTGACGTATTTCTTCAACTGTGTTTTCTCCATTGAAAAAATCAATGGCCCTGGAATCTTCCATTCCTGCAGCTCGTGTACTTTTCAGAATAGAGTCTAAACGGATCCTGCGATCTGCTGTAGCCTGGCTTCTGAGTCCTTCGATATTCACAACATTTACAGGTGTTTTTGCCGGATTTTCCGAACGAATTGCGTCAAGTGTCTTTTCAGTGCTGAAAAGCTCCATAGCGCGAGCATCGTCCAATTGTGCCGAACGGCAAAT